CACCATTCAACGGATCAAGATTTGCCGGATCAACCGGTGTTGCTTTTATCCATTCATCGATTTCTATTTCTGTAATGCGATATTCACGACCAATGTCATCACTAACAATTTTGCCGACTCGCGACCATTTTGTTTTGCAAACATTTGTTCGTTCATTGATTGCATCCCATACACCATCAATTGTGTTGTCGATGTCTGAAATCAAACCATTGATGATTTGTGTGATTTCTTTTGTCATATCCAATATGCCGTTCCTTTATCAATACCATTGTATTCAGAAAAATCACCCTTTCCAACATAGGAAATTGTAATTGTTCCATCATTGTTTCCGCCAACGATTGTCAATGTTTCGCCAACCGCATAACCTTTTCCGGCTTTTTTAATCGTGACCGAATCAATTACACCACCGGTTTCAACAATATCAACCGAACATCCTGAACCACTTCCGCCAATGGTAGCAACATCCGTTGATGTTGTGTAACCACTTCCGGCATTGTCCAACGCTATTGTGACCACTTGACCAATTGCCAACGAACGATTCAATAATATATAATTACGAATGTTTTGATACGTTGTAATCGATTCATTATATCTTGCATACATCATTGTTTGCAAGGTGTTCACAACAACTGAATTTTCGGTTGTTTGTTGTACGTTTCCAAATGGTGTTTGTTGATTCATCAAATCCTTTGCATACTCGAAATAAACAAACCCTTTTAACATGTCTAAAATTCCACGACTTTCAATCATGTAATAAAGATTCTCATCAACATAAAGCGGATCAAACACCAATTTAAAGTTTGGTGATTGTGGAATGTTTGAATCCAAATCGGACACGAAAGCATTATACAAATCAACTCCGAAAAGTTGACGCAAATATTGTTGTTCGTATCTTTCAATGTATTCGGTCAACTTGTTTGTTGAATACATTCCGGTTGATAATTCCCACTTGTTAATGAAATCCGATGTTGTTAATAAAGCCATTATTTTTTTCTTTTTCCAAATTTAGATTTGAGCCATAATTTCAAAACCTTTCCGGTCACTTTCCACACCTGATTTTTTTTCATGAAAGATGCATCCCCATTTGCAACAAAGTCATAGATTCCATCGTTATCAATATCAACTTCCAATGTGTATTCGTCACCCTTTTTTGAATAGTGTGCATCAAATTTTTTGGTATCAATATCAAATTCGACATCACCATTTTCATCGCGGTCAAATTCAACATCAACATTTTTCGTGTCGACCTTTACATTGACCGGTTTCTTTTTTCTTGACTTGTTTTTTATTGGTTTTTTACTTTCCATCTTGTGTGTTTAAAAGTTATTAAGGTGCTAAAATTAGAGCAATATCCGTTGAAATATCACCATAAACAAACGCCGGTTTTTGGTTGTTTTTCACATACGACACCAATCTTGCTTCCGCTAAAATTGTTATCATGTTTCTTGTGAAATCATCCGCATCAAGACCAACACTCATGTTGATGTTGTTTCTGAATTTTACGTTCACTTTGCTTAAATCACCAACAAGGTAATTTCCCGCAGTCATATAAGTTGAACTAATCACACGCATCCCCGCAATAATCATTTCACCATCACCGCTTTGTGTTGGCAAATACATTGGATATGTATATGTTGAATCTGAACCTTTTGTCAACTGAATTGTCGCGATATCTTGTGGATTCAAAACAACGTGTGTTGGTGTAAAATTAACCGCTTCAATTTGTGCTTTCACACATCTTAATAAATCGGAAATGTTTGCATCCTGAATTGCCGTAGCAAATACACCCGCACCGAATGTTGGTAATCCCATAGACGCATCCAAAAGACCATTGATTGATGTACCACCGCCACCATTTAATAATGCGTTTTCGATTGACTCACGAACTCCGGACATTAAATCGTTGTTTATTTCACCACGAATGAATGATAAATCTTCCAACATTTCTTTTGATACCTTAACATACGTAGCCAATTTTTTAACTTCTTCAGAAATTTCTGACCATGTCGGTTCACCCTCACTTTTGGCAACACCCTCACCAACCCAAGTTCCATTGGAATCTGCGGTTTGTTGAACATATGTAACGAACTTTGAATCCGTTGCACCGGTGTTTACGTTTTCAAGTATTCCGTAACGATTTCGAACCGTTCTATCAACTTGTGTGTCAAAATCAGTCAAAGCATAATCACCGGTATAATCCGCGATTGTTGTATCCTTAACTTCAAGATTGATTTTAGTTCCTTTTTCAACCGCATCCTTAATTCTTTCGATGTTGTCGGTATAAGTTTTTGCAATTGCTTTTCCTAATGTCAATTTTTTTGCTTTAGGTTCAACCGCTTTTTCGCTCATTGCCTCNATTCNNCCNTCGAATTTTGCAATACTTTTTTCAATGTCCTGATTTTTTGCTTCAAGACCTTTTAATGCNTCCAACTCCTCTTTNAATGCTTTCACATCATCGTTCGTTGGCACATTTGTCATTTTTTCCGTAAACATTCCATCNAATTTTTCGATGACTTGTTCCGGTGTTAAATTTGTGTTTTCCACGTTTTTAAGTTTTAAAATTTAAAATTTATTTATTTGTTCATCTTTTGCACAACGGCATTCCAATCAAATGGTTTGATAATCTCTTTTGACTTGGTTTCGTTTGATTGGTCAATGACCGGATCATTCGTTGCAAGTAAAATTAATTGACTATTTAAATATTTGATTTTCATTTCCAATTCGTGCAATCTTTCATCCGTACCTTTTCCGTTTGTTATGGCACGAATACAAAGATTTAAATCGTTTGTTATCTTTTCGATATGGTCTTTTTTTTCTTGACCTTTCATTCCGACAACGTGTGTATGTTCATTTGAACCAAAGGTGACCGCACTACCCTCCCAAAGAATAAGTTCTTTGATTTCGTTAAATCCGCCACCCTTTATTGTTTCATCTTTTACGAACTTTATTTTGTCCGGTATATATTGAAATCCGATTGAATGTTCTTTGATAATACCATCCTGATAATCCATGAATGCATCATCACCATCGGTTGAGCGACCAAGTTGACCAACCGCATAAAGACCAAAATCATCTTCCGCCAATTCAACGAATTTTCCAATTTGCTTTTCCCAATCATGATGACGTAAAAAAGCAATCTTTCGATTTGACGTTGATTTGATACCGCGTTCTTTTAAAGATTTTTTAAATGCACCTTTTTTGATGACATCCATGTCGGAATCAATTGCATCAAATTTTGAAAGATACACCGCCACTTGTCTTGATCCGGTGTCAATGTCTTTTATTTCAAAAGATTCCTTTAAGTTGTAAAAGTTGTTTTTCATTCTATAATGTTTTATTCAATGACCGGTTCAGGTTCAGACCATTCAGGACTTGACATTAAAACCAAGCATTCCGCATGACTTAATGTCGAAACCGGAACAATCGTTCCATCNGAAATGAATGTTGGTTCGTGTTCNTGTTCGTATTTTAAAACAAACAATGNTTCATCAAGACTTTTTCGAATTGTGTTTTCACTTGTTTCATCTACTTGTGAAAAGTCTACATTCGGCAAATCCGCAATGTTTACAATTATGTATGTGTCCGGTAAATGTGACATATCTTTTATTTTTTATTTATTTATTTTATGTTGGTACATCATTTACAAAGTTTGCACTTGTCATGTTTGTCATCGTTCCATCATTACCGCCTATTTCATCATTGATTGTCGGATAAATTGAACCATCACCCATTCGCCACCACGATAGAGGAGGTGTGCTTAAATCATTCAAGTTGTTAGGTACACCACCATTGAAAATGCTTGTCACATCACTTGCAGAAAGTTCTGAATTAAAAAGTGAAACCTCATCTATTCCACCTTGAAAAAATAAACTGTTACCTGTTGAGCATCCTATCTTTAAATCTAAACTTGCAGAATTTACATCAACACTTGTGGCACTTGTATTTTTTAATACACCATTTAAGTACAATTTTAAATCGCCGGTTGTATCATTGTACGTACCGACCAAATTGTTCCAAGTATTATAAGAAAATCCGATATTTATATATCCGGTTGTTGCTTGTTTTGTTCTTGTTCTTCTTGAAAAATTTACATTCAAAGAATTGATAATAATATCAAAACCTGCTTTGGATGTGGCACTTGAATTACTTATTACATATTCCAATCCACTTGTTGTTTTTTTAACCCATATACTTACGCTAAAATCTGAATTATCGTAAGCGGTTAAACTTGAGCATTCAATTCTGTCATCAACACCATCAAAATATGTGCTTAATGTATTTGTAAATGGATTTGGCGGTGTTGCACCTCCGGAAATTACCGGTGTGTCAACCTTAAACAAACTATATGCACCATTCGAGTAAAACATATTACATTCTAATTACAACGATTGATCCGGATGTCAATTGGACACCGCTAAACTTAACCCCTCTAATCGGTGCGATAATTACACCGGCTTTTATTGTTGAACCTGATGTCGAAATGTAGTCATCCTTTCGGTCACCGCCCTCAACTTTGATTGATGTGAACACCGAATCTTCCGCAACATAAATTGCATCAATTGACGCGGTGAATTCCGTTGTGTCATTTACAACATACGTTCCATTTTGCAATGCCATTTCTTCAATCGCATCCAATTGTGAATTTCCCATTATTCTTGTGTATTTAAATCCGTTAATATTTTTATTTCATCCGGTGTTAATTCAACACCCAATCCAACAATTTTTTCAAGTGTTTCGGCTTTTATCTTTTGCGTTATTGCTTTGCTTTCCATGTCATCTTGTAACACCGGCAAATGTGAAAAATCCGCTTTCAAATAGTAACCATCCGCATCCAATCCAAATTGTTTCATGATTGAATCGTACATTTGTTGTGTTTCCGGTATTATTGTGTCCTGATAAACCATTCGAATCGAATCACGAACATTGGTAAATGTTGAACCTTGATCCGAACTAAAAATGTGATATGACAAACCGAACGCATCAATCAATGCAAGTTTATCTGCGGTTAACTCCTCAAACAACAACAAATCTTTTGTTGGATATGACATTGGTTTCCAATCGACATTCGCTTCAGTTATTATGACCTCATCCTTTTGTCTATTGTACCAATCCTTTTGAATTTTCTTTTTTTCTTCCGGTGTCATTGGTATTGCACCACCCAAATCATTATTTTGTGCCGAAAGTATTCCGATTGCACCAATGTTTTCCAATAACACATTTCGTTTGTGATATTGTGCTTTGATATTAGATAACGGATATTTTAATGTTTCGATTCTTGATATTGGTTTTACGATGTTCATTCCATCATCGGTGACCAAATACACCATATCACGCCAATCGATACGCTCTATTGATTCATCATCGTACTTAAATGAAAAGCGGTCAACCAAGTCTTCCGCATCCATTTGTTTCAGTTTCTTACCGGTTAAATGAATCTTTACTTTGTTCGCCGGTAATGGCACAAATAGGTTTCTTAACCCTCCAATCCTTTCGGGTGAATAACAAAATGTATTTGAATATAGAGCATCCTGAACACCAATGGAAAACACAACATCAGACCACGATTGAATTGCGTTTGGATGTTTAATCATGTCCAACAACCAATGTGATTCAACTTTGTCACCATTTTTGTCATATAGACATGGAACATTGGCGGACATCATTGACGCACGTTTTTCGATTACCGCACGTAATTCAGGGATTTCGATATATAATTCCCACGCGTTATTTGTATCAATCCAAACCGCATCCTTTTTTCCCCAAATTTGCGATTGCATTTGAAACATTCGCGACCAATCATTAATATATCGATTGTCGGAATTGATCCGGATTCCGAAAAACTTTTCCCAAAAATTTTGTTGCATTATTTTTTCATTGTGTTACAAAGTTAGTGATTAAATTTTAAACATTTAATTTGATTAGAAATTAAACAAGATTTCGAAACATCGATTGTGTGAATAATGATAAACCGGCAATACAATCAGGTGCATCATCATTTTTGTTTTTACCCTCTTTTGAATAACTCATGACGTTGTTAATGAACAATTCACACGATTCATCGGTGCGTTTAACGAATGTGAATTTGTTTTGTACGAATGCCGATTGCATAATGATCCGCGTTTGTTTGTTCGTTGTGTTATGCACTTGCAATATCTTTGTGCTTGTTTCCTTTTGTAGATGCCGACCAAACATTGCACCCATTGAATTTGATTCAACACGACAATATGAAACATTCCATTCGTTTAATTTAGACGCACACATTGGAATTGTGACATCGGTATTGGCTTTGTTCATTAGATAATCGACCACATAAAATTGATTGTTTACAATTGCCACAATGCTCATTGCGGTGTAATCTGCACCCATATCCGCAACATCAATGTAACCAACGCAACCAACGATTTCATGTTGCTTTGTAAGTTGTTTAAATTCATCGGGATCAATGAATGTCAGTTCGTTGAATAAGCGACCTTTTACATCAACCGGTTCTTGCATATATTCCGCCATCCATATTTCCTTTGCGGTGTGTTTACGCTTGTCAATGAATTCTTGTGTTGTCATGACATCAGGACAAAATGATTCACCGCTTTCAGTTAACGCCGGAATGCTAATTGACCGGTCATATATGCCTTGTTCGTAATTGCGACCAATGACATCATTCAATGACCAACGTGTTCCAATGTCAATTCGTGAACATCCCGATTCAAAACGTGAATCATGTGTTGATTGTTTCCATTGGTGAATGCGGTCATTTATGGTGTCACTCAATGCATCCTCAATTCCACGATACAAGTCATCGGTAATTCCAACCTTTGTTGCACCAAAACCAATGATTGTTCCGCCAACACCCGCACCAAAATATCCGACTTGTTTTGATTTGTTGGTGTTCCATCCTTGCAAATTTGCTTTGTCATCACTCAATCGAACATCCTGAAAGACACGCATAAATTTATCCGATTTAAGTATGGCACGAACGTCATATGAGAATTTCAAATATAATGTTGCGGTGCAAGTGTTACGCATGACCGATTGATCCGGATTTCTTCCCAATGTCCATGCACAAAACAATGACGTTAAATAGCTTTTTCCGGCTCGTGGCGGTAATGATACCGATAACGATTTTATATTGCCCTCCTCTATGTCCTGAAAGGATTGTGCGATGTCTTTAAAAAACATACGTTCTGAAAAGAATTCATTGTCATAAAACAAACAAAATCGCCAAAAATATCGTTTCGCTAATTCAATACGAACCAATTCTTTTCCGGCATCAATTAGTTCATTACTCATTCAATAATGCAATCAGGTCATCGGATGATAGGTGACTTAAATCCGGTTGCCCTTTGTTGATATCTATTTGTTGACGTTCAACATATCCACGTTGTTTTCCTTTGGTCTTTAAATAGAATATTGTCGCGGTTGTTGAACCATCTTTGATTTGCTTATATAGTTGTGATTCGGCAAAATCTAATGCAATATGTTCGCATTCATCACACGCCTTTTGAAATACCGGATCACTATTATAATATGAATAAAAGGTTGTCCGACCAACATTTGCAATTTTACACGCTTCAGTCACAACACCCATTGATTTTTGCATTGCCTGAATCAATGATTCTTTGATTGCTTTTTTAGTGTGTTCTTTTTTGTTCATAATAGAACAAAGTTAATGATTTTTAAAATAACCAAATTTTAATCAGTTTGTAAATAGAATACAATGTGAATGCGGTGATAACTCTTAACATTGAATACATGAACATTTGTGTGTTGTCCAACCAAATGCGTAATCGTTTTGATTCCATCCAAAATAGAAATATCAGGATGAACCGGTCACACATAAATATTGCAATGAATATTGGTAACAATATAAATCCGGCGATTGCTCTTAATACTTGTTTTACTTTGTTATTCATAGTGTTTTACTTTTTACCTTGTCCTTTATACCTCTTTTTGTAGTTTTTAGATGCTTTTAAACGGCTTGTTTTCGTTTTCGAATGTATTCCGGTACGTTTAATTTTATCTTGCTTTAGAGCGGAATTTTTCATTTCATTATTTTAAAGAAAGGGACATGGAAAAAATGGAAATTTTAGATATTATCGTCAAACAATTATCGAAAACCATGCCCCCTATTTAATTATTATTGTTTCTCATGTTGTTAACCATGTTGAACAATGTTGTTTCATTTATTACGCATTCGCACATTAATTGAATTCCGCCATGCCTTGTCATTATTTCCATCACTTGATATGTTCCTGATTGGTGTTCGAATCGTGATCCGACCGGCAACATAAAAGGTGACACACGCATTTCAACTTTTGTGTCCTTAATCAAATACAAATCGACCAAAAATTCACACGTTTCATCATTTATAAAAGGATATCCATCAGTCATTGTTTTCATCCTTTTGCTTTTCAAACCATATTGAATGAATTTGTCCAAAAAACTTTGTTCGTGCAATTTTGATTCCATTATTTTCCGCTAAATTAACAAATTCATTTAATTTATCATCAAGTGAATGTGCTTTCCATAGTATTCCGGCACGTTTAATTGTGTAATCCGCACAAAATTGTATTGTTCCGGCATCAACACCGCAGTCATCCAACAATTTTTCAATTGATAGTCTAATCGGATAACCATTTCGATATTGAACAACCATGCAACAAAGTTATTCATAAATTTTGAATTTTTCATTTGGCACAAAAATCATCATTTCTTGGTCATTAGACGAACCCTCGCGAACTTTACGACCACCAACACGTTTTTCACCGCTTATTTCATTCCGGTTGATGTAAACCAATTTATCTTTCCATTGAATGAATAAGTATGTTGGCAATGGTTTTTCCATCATTTTCCGGTACTTTATGCATGAAACCATTGTTGTCGGATAATCATCATGATTTCCATTATAGCATTTAATTTCAATGTAGCACAAACCGGTTTTTTTATGGTTTTTAAAATCGTAAACCAAAAAATCCAAATCATATTCACCTAATTTTTTAAATTGTCCATCAGGACAAATGTGATTCATGACTTTTAATTCATTTTCAACGTCTTTTTCGCTTTCAAACCTTATTTTCAAAATATTTTCCGATTTTCTGAATTGTTTTTGAATGCAAACCACGTTCCGGATCA